TGCATAGGTACCAAGGTATACATCAAAGTCATTGATGCGCTCACCCTCTGGTAAATCAATAATAACTGTAGGTGTTTCAAGGGTTGGAAAACCTAATGAGTTAGAATTTGTTACATCTAAGACAATTTTAAATACAGATGAGGATGTTCCATTAGGATCATATCCTGATATGTAGATAGCACCAGGTCCCTCTGATATAGAAGACCATACCCAAGATGAGTTAGGATGGGTAAAAAATGCAGTAGGTAATCCTGTAGAAGAAGTCCTTGTAGCATCTAGTTCATAGATAGATGCACCTACTGCTGCAATAAGACGTTGCTTTACATAACGGATTGTTGCACGAGTAGTACCAGAAGCATTATAGATTTCAGCATCGGCAGGTGTAGCACCGACTGAACCTTTGTGAATGTGGGTACCATTAATAAAGTAATAACTAGAGCCATTAGTAGTAAGGCTATATATAGTAGATGGTGTACCAGCCTGAGAAATAGTAGTAGGTGAGCCAGCAGATGATGCTTGTTTCTTTAAAGCTGTACCATCTGTAAAGAAGATACAGTCATCAGTACCATCATTAACACCTATTAGTTGAGCAGGTGCTGCGCCTGAATAAAAACTAGCAGTGCTATTTAGTAGGGTAACCTGTCCTTTAGTAAAGACATCTACACCTTTAGACTCTGTATACTGGAAACGAAGTGACTCATCCTGTGCTGGTTCAAAGTATTTAATACCAGCGCCAAGATGGAATGTTGATTGGGATCTGAACCACCAGCCAGTAAGTGATTGCTCACCAGCTTCTCTAGTCTGGTCATACTGCTCTTTACGATACTTAGCAGTTACTCTACGATAAGGTGAATCATCAGTTGCCCCAATAAAGAATGGCAAACCGGCGATAGCCATATCATAGTTAACGCCGGTAGCTGAATAGTTTGTAGCACCAGCAGGGTTGGATAGTACGTAGGGGATACCTTCGGTTATATCATCGCCGTATGCCATTTATCTCCTTATAATAGATTTACTAAAGACCTCGCTCTACCAGTAGCAAGTTGTGTATAGACCTGAGTAGTAGCCACAGATGAGTGTCTCATCAAGTCTCTTACCGCTAGTAGATCTCCATTAGATCTCTCTAACATATTGGTAGCAAAATAATGTCGGCAAGCGTGAAAGGTTTTCTTAGGAATACCAAGTCGCTTCATCTCTTCAGAACAAAGTTTGGTCAGCCTATTAGGTGTAACTGCCCAGATCTTTCCTGAAGTCTCGTGCTTGAGAATAGTTTGAGCAACTATCGCAGCAACTGGTACAGATAAGTCTGTTCCACCCTTACCTGCCACTCTAAGGATGTATCCGTCATCCACCTTCTCAAGGTCTACACCTCGGAGGTTAGCTACTTCCATAGCCCGTAGGCCCGCTTTACAGCCTATTATAAACCAGTCCCTCATAGGTAGATCAGCCTTAGTCATAACTAGTTCAGCCTCACCTGGTGTTAATGGATGAGGTAAACCTCTACCCTTACGCACAGCAGGTAAGTCAAGGTCGGCTTGATTATCTATTACGCCCATCTTACGAAGAGCTTTAAAGATACTACGTACCCTTGCTGCATAGGTTCCCTTAGTGGAAGCAGCCTTCACCGTCATTACAAGTCGTTGCAGATCTTCAGTCGTAGCCACCTGTGGATGAACTCCTAGGCGCAGTATTAGATTGAAGTCATTTCTAAACAAGGCTTCTGAGAAACCCTGAGTCTCATATCTGTCTCGCAGCTTTTCTTTGATTACTTCTAGCGGTATATTTTCCATAGTCCTAGCATCTTATATTTAGGATTATTCTTCTGTCAAGCACAATCGTTAGCAATTGTGCCGAGCACAATTCTCAGCTACAGCATCGTAGCGGATAGCGCCGAAGCCACTGGTTTGAAGTGGGCTACGGCTAGTGGTGGTGGTAAAGTTTTGCAGGTTGTCCAAGGTTTGACAAATACATCAACATCAATTTCTTCAGGAAGTTTTACCGATACTACAATTACTGCCACGATTACACCAACATTAAACACTAGCAAAATTTTAATTTTAGTAACTATGGTAATCAGAGTAAATGGAAATAGTGATACTTATTTTGGCGCACAAATTGCTAAAAACGGTACAGGTATTAGGACATTTTCTTCAAATATGGGTTACAGGTCGCCAAATACAAATGATACTACTTTTAGTTGGGCATATAATGAACTTGATGCTCCAGCATCAACATCAGCACTAACTTACAAAATACAAGGTAAAAGGAATGATGGATCGGGTGCTGGTATTTGGCAAATTGATAGTCAGTATTCTTCAATTACTTTATTAGAAATAGGTGCATAATGAGTTACTTAATTAAAGCAATTAACAAATTGAAACCAAACGCAGAGTTTTCTTTTCAAGCAGATGATTACTCAACAATTAAATGGGATGTATTAGAAGGTAATGCACCTACTCAGTCTGAGATTGATGCTGCTATTGAGCAGATTAAAGTAGAAGAAACACAGGCTGAGATAACCAAAGTTCAAGCCAAAGCTGATCTATTAGCCAGACTAGGTATCACTGAAGATGAGGCCCGCCTACTACTTAGCTAGCACAATCCTCTGAGATTGTTCTTGAATTAGGTTTGTAGCGGATAGTGCGGAAGCAACAGGCTTAAAATGGGCTACGCCTGCGGCTGGTGGTGGTATGACTTTAATATCTGAAACAGTTGCAAGTGGATTAAGCAGTTTAGATTTAAGCAGTATTCCAGCCACTTACAAAGAATTGTATTTAGTTTTTTCAGGTATTTATCATAGCAATACTACTACAACATTTAAGTTAAGATTTAACAATGATAGCGGTTCAAACTATTATACCCACGATGGACAAATGAGGTCAGACTCTCAAGTAAGAGAAGAAAATACTTTATTTACAAATGCAGATGGTGATGGCCCTTTATTCGCTGGCAATATGGATGGTGGTTCAAATTTGCTTAAATCTTGTGTAGGTACAGTAAAAATTACTAATTATACTTCTACATCAAAATATAAATATTATCAATTGCAATTTGCTGCGGATACTAATTTAGATTATGTAAAAGTGATTCACGGAATTTGGGCTAATACGGCTGCTATAACATCTTTGAATTTTTTCCGAAGTGCTGGTGCGGGAACATTTAGTAATGAAACAAACACATCAATTCTATTTTACGGAGTATCATAATGACTAAGTTAATTGTAAATGTACAAACTGGCGAAACAATAGAGCGTGAATTAAATGCTGAAGAAATAGCCCAACAAGAAATTGATGAGGCTGCTTTCAATGCCAGAAAAGCAATTAGGGATGCCGAAGCCCAAGCAAAGGCCACCCAAAAGGCAGCCTTACTTGATCGGCTAGGAATTACAGAGGCTGAGGCAAAGCTACTTCTAGGCTAACGGCACAATCCCTCAAGATTGTGCTAAAACTTTGGAGGGTTTTTAATTTCTTCAGGCAATGCAGTATAAGCATCTTGTACTTGTTTCCAAGTCGGCTTAGGTCTTGCGTCTTTCCAATTTAATTCATCAAAACATTCTTTAGTGTTAGAGGTCGTGCTACCAAAATACTCTGCTGCTGGTAATAACGCTTCAATTCCTAATGCTACATCCATAATTCCTCCTAGATTTTCTGTATTGCAATAGAGGCATAAACTTCTGTATTAAAGTTTAACGCTGTGCCAAAACCATCAGTTGCTCTAGTAACTGTACATTGGTGTTGCAATTCAAATACTTTTGTGCTTGCAATTGTGATTACACCTTGCACAAATGAAAAAGCATTACCAGCGGTTACAGTATAAGCACCTACACCTAAAATGGCGGTTGTGCCATCTGTTATATTTTGCAGTCTTGCTTGATTTTGATTAACCCAAAAGCAACCAGCATAAGCATCAATATAATAAGTTCCTGCTGGTAAAGTTATTTGGTTACTTGCTAATGATGCACCTGAGATACTGTTTACTTGTGAAGTGTTCAAATCTCTAGTGCGCCACGCACCGCTTGTAAATGTTCCGCTTGTTGTTCCTGCGGGTGATTTAGTATCGTTAAATACTGCGTATGTTGAACCAGCACTAGCAGCCGCCCACTTTAACCCAGTCGCTTCCGCACTATCCGCTACGAGTGTGGTGCCGTTTGCGCCTACTGCTAGGCGTGAAATGGTATTAGCAGCAGTAGCTGTTAATAGATCACCCTTTGCTGTAAGCGTTGCAACAGAGCCATTGGCGTACTTTAAGCCTGTAGCTTCACCTGAAGCAGCGATTAAAGTTTGGTTATTAGTGCCTACTGCTAGACGAGCAGGGGTATCACTACCAGTAGCTGTGATGATGTCACCTTTAGCATCTACGATAGATTCAGGGATACCAGTCCCTGGTTCTGGTATTCTTCCTATTGCCATATTATGATAGCTCCGTTCCGAAGGCACTGAATGTGAAATCAGCAGTAGATGCGTAAACAGATATAACATCTGTAGCAGCCAAGGTGATTCCAAGGGTCATAGTATCTGTAGAGTTCGCTGAGAGCGAAGCATCGTAGATAACGTATTGAGCATTAGCAATGGAGGCACCAGCCACTCTTACTGCTATGCGATATGTACCAGCGCTTGCTGCCCGATTAGCTACAGTAATCGTAGATACAATCGTTGATGTGGCAGAAGGAACTGTGTACAAAGTTGTTAAAGATGTTGCTGAAGGGGCTTGTTGCCCCAGTACTTTGTATGTTGTTGCCATTGTTTATGCTCCCATAAATAGAAACGAGGTTGGTATTGCTTCTTGTTCTTGTACTACTCCTGCTTCAAATGCGTTAAGATCATCTGAAGTAAGAACGTGCTTCACAGTGGCTCCGGTAGAATGACCGATGTTGCCAGTCCCTGCCTCACCCCGTGAAATTGTGAATGTGTCCCCTGAAGGACCTGCCGTGATAAAGACTATCTCTTCATTTTGTGTATCTGGATCTATTGCTACAGTGAATTGACTGTTTGCTACTATAGTAACTCCACCAAGTAAGGTGGTTGCGGTACCAGTTGCTACCGTCATTGATGTAGTCGTACTATTGATAGTAGATGCTAGTGTTGTTGAAACACTGATGGAACTAAATAAACGAAGTGCCATTAACCTTCCTTACCGTAGATAGTGGATCCTTATTGGATATTTGTCTTTTAATTTTAGTGCCTCTTCGTTTAATCTCTGTTGGTACAGAGCGAAGATATAACGAGAAGCTGAAACACCAGCAGTGGATGGAGTCTTGCTATCTGCATTATCAGCCTCAGCAGATGTAAGGTTAATACGACCTGCATCTAAGAATGATAGTAATTTATAGGAAGCACCAAGAGTTACTACATCCTGAGCCGATTGTGGCAAGCCAGAAACATCAGCGAAGTCATCAGTATTAGCATCTAATGTGTTAGCTGTGGTTGTGTAGTAAACTTGAACTGTTCTACCAGGTTGTACATTGTCATAAATATTTAAAGTAGCATTAGTATTAAAGGTTGCACTATTAGCAAAGTTATCTAAGCGCCATCTCTTTAGTGGTAACCATTCTTGGCTTGATCCAGTAGTCTGCCAAGATATGTACAAGACATCCTCAACATCATCTGGTAGGGCATAGGTTGTTACGGATGCGTTAAAGGTAAAGGTGTATGAAGAGATAGCCCAAAGATTAGGATACAAAGAATTAATAGTATCGTTGATAGCCTTCTTAATTGTAGTTCTTGGGAAGGTAGGAGCCAAAGTAACTTGAGCATACTGTGAATGTGGTGCAGGGGAAGTTCCCTGATAGCCTCTACCAAATCCTGGTATTACGTTAAGTGTGCTAGTTGCTTTATCAAAAGAATCAATAAAGATAAGTTCATCATCAATTTCAATAATACCTTTAGCAAGGTTTGAGGCTGAGCCAATAGTAATAGCAGAGCTAGTAGTAGATAAACCACCAGCGTTTTCTACATAACTGATACGATCTTGTCGCAAGGTATAGCCTTGCAGGTTAGACTTGATCTCATCTACCATATCGTTAAGAGTGCTCATTCATCTTCTCTCTGTAGTGTTTTAAATTAGTTTGTAATCTTTCATCATCTGGGCTAAAAGCTAATGCTTTCTCACCGTGCTCTATTGCAGTCTTCCACTCACCTAATTGCCAGGCTGCTATCGCTACTAGATCATCTGCCATATGTCCCCAAGCCCAACCTTCAGCCATAAAATCTGTTTGTTTCTCAGTTATACCTAACGCTCTTGTCGCAGTTCTAAAACACTCAGGCCATTGCATCTGTTGGTAGTAATGATTAGCTAGTGCTAATACTGATTCTCTACTAGTACATTCTTCTATTGATTTCTCTAAATGTTTCTCAGCATTATCAGGATCACACTTAGCCATCATTCGCAGAGCGTATGATCTCTCTGCTTTAAACTCAGATTGTTCTAAGTATCTTTTAAAAGTTTGCAGTGCATCGTAATATCTTTGTTTGTAGTAATACTCTCTACCTAAGTAGTAAAGACTACGAGAACATTTTGGATCTTCATCTACTGCCATCTCAAGCATATCTAGATATTGTTCTCTAGACTTTTCTTTATCTTGGAAGTGATGTATTGTTAAATCTATTCTTGCTCTAACCTC